GTCGTCGAGTGCTGTGGAACGATGCAATCTTGCTTGAATCTGTTGATCAAGCAGTCCTCTCTTTCTACATGAAATATCTTGCCAGTTAGGTCTCAATATGGCATTTCACCCACCTTCTACACCCACTAGAGGTCTTGCTTCACATAGCAAGACGTCAGCTGTACCATATCGAACGACGTCGCTATTCCCCACTGAGAGCGCCTGAGGTTTTTATAAATATTCCTCATTCAGACTGTGTGAATAGAGGTCAGTCATTTCTTGAGTCATCTAATCTAGAAGCCTGGGAGCCAGCCTTGTAAGCATATGGAGGAGCCTTCTTGTAGCAAGAATAGGTATGGCTGCAGATCCAAACTGTACCAAATACTCAGAGTTCTCCTTAATTAAAGTACACTCCTTGTAGGGATCGTCAGCTGACAAGACTTCGTTGACTGCAAAAGCATATAGCACTTCTGTCCACTGCCTGAAAGTGTATCTGTGCTCTTGCTCACCCACTGAAGCGGATAGCAAATGAGCTATCCTCATTCTATAGTTGTCAGCCTCACCAACTGTTCCTAGGCCAATAGGGGACAAGACCATCTGTTTCAGATATCTCCTCCCTCCGCCCAAGCAACGAAGAGCTTCGGGTTCAACTGGTATATATGGAAGGTCTCTCACCTCAGCTGCTTTAAACGGATCAAGAGTGAGTGTTCTTCGGGCTGATAAAATAATCCAGGCTTCCCCAAGTCCGTTTGCTGAAAAGACTGTGCGCAATCGTATGGATTCACAGGAAGGGACCAGACTTGAGTAGAGATCTGCAATTGCCTGGACTCGATGGATGACCCTGATAGCGCAATGAACTTTCTGGCTAAATCCGCTAAGTGATGAAAGGAGGGAAACTATCACATCACGAGTTATAAGAGGAACATCCACCACTACAAAGCTCGACTGCCCAGCAATCTCCCTACACTTTTTGACAACGCGGGAGTCGAAAAAGTTCCCACCTCCAGGGAGGCCTGGCGGATATCTTACAAAGGAAGAGCATTTACCTACGTGAGCAACGGCAGGAGGATTGAGCTGTCCGGCCAACACAGCCTCACCTGTAAGATCCGAATCCAGATCAATTCCGACCACCATGGATGCTCCTGCAAGTAGCATCACAGCAGAGCCAGATCCATAACCACATCCTACTTGCAAAACCACAGTATTTTGAGTTAGGTCGGTTATGCCAGTGTAGCTGTACCCAACCGATGACTCTTTACCATAGCGTCTCCCCCTCATTCTTAAAAAGGAGAATGCGTCGATATCACTCCTGCTGACCGGATTGCTCCACGAGGCTTGAGACAAAGGAGCTTGGCTGTGTGGAAGGGGAATAGGTGTGATTATTGGACTAGAGTCAGGGAAGACAGGGAACGTCTCACTAAGGACTGGAGATATCCAGGCAGGAGGTGGAGGATAATTTCTTGCCTCTCTTATGGCCTCCCGCACTGGCATCTCTGTCTTGAGGATAGATTTTCCTCGTGATAGGGATGTCATGTGTCTTGAAAGACAAACACAGTTATGAGCGTTAGCCCATATCAGAATTCGACCGACGATCACTTCCAAGCGTTTGATTTGACCCGCCTCATCTTCAGCCCCTCTAAGCTCTTCCCTCAACTTCCTTCTCAGGACAGAGTACACATGCTCAAGGCTCAGCTCACCGTATAGCAAGGATTGGTGATAGGCCAGAGTAATTGAAGATAGTATTTCTGACAATGCTTCTCCATCTTTGTCATCCCCGAACAAGAAACCCTGATCTGAGTAAAGTTGACTGGACGGATCAACCATTGATATAATAGACTTATCAGTTATATAATTCCTTATCCTAGTTACTGCTGATGATCCAGCTATTGTGTACTGGAGGGGTGAGCTTAGTCCATAAGTCACTATGAATTCATCTTGCTGGAACAAAGTGTGGTGACAAACAGTCTGGAGGGCACGTGCAATACCCTCCCCCAGAGACATTACGAGAGGAATAGGGGACCACCTCATCTCCTCCTTGGAGCGGGAGTAAAGAGACTCGATTGCAAAACGAGCTATTTCTAATGCGGCTGCATCAAACACCTTGCGTAATCCGAACCCCCTCAACTCCATGAGGTCCAAAGACAGATGGATAGTTCCTGCTCCTTTGTCCGCAACAGCAGCGGCCGATCGAGAACGTGTTAAGCTCGTTCTAATCATATGACGTAGATGGAATGAGGACCTGCTGTCAAGCAATGCATCTGCTCGCATCTGACCGATTAGTGGTGTAGTCCCTGTTGAGAGCAGCCTCTGCAGAAGGATGGTATCTGCATACACCATAGTATTGGTGGACAGTGATACCACACCCCCCTTGGGGAGCTGTGGAGCCTCCATTGTACTATCTGATATCAATTCCATGTTGAGATGGGACATCCCGATTGTGCACAGCTTCTCAGAGTGTAGAGATCTAGAGCTATGATAAAGGCAGGACAAGGCCATCACCATCCACTCTTGCACCATTACTGGGTAATCGTCTGCGCCTCCAGAGATTGGGTTGGCCATGTCTGATGATAATAGACACAAGGAGGGGAAGGCGGGCCCTCCTATAAAGCCAGCTCCTCTCTGACCCATCAGTGATGTGTATCGATGATCAAGAGTGCCGCCATAGCTTCTGCCGAGCTTGGCTATCAGCAAGGAGAAGTCTACGTTAGCTCGGGTTTGACATACATTCCCTATCAAATGCTCCATTGTCCTGCCCACACCTGGTTGGGTGGCGACCCTGCTCAAACGTGCCACTGCCCTCTCTGGAGATGATGAGGCAACAATCCTATATCCGTGGACTGATCTTTTCTCAATTGTTGGTCTTCCCAGATAAGGTCTATTAGGACCCCTACTGTGTTCCATGTCACCCGCTATTGTCCCAATTCTAAGTGCTTTAACTCCGTCGCTTGATGTGGCATTCAAGTGGAAATTGATTGTACCGTCAAACGGGGTGTACACTGTAAGGCCCACAATCTTAGCACCATCAGGTAACCTCCAGAAGGATCTCAGTCTTTCAACCTCGTTGTAAATGCTAGTGGACATGAATTCAGTCGGCGGAAGCATCATCATCTTCTTCATAGTTGCTCCAGCATAACCTGCGCCTGTATTCAGGATAGAGAAGCAAGTGTTGACTTCTGACTGCTGCTGAAGAAGAGATTGAACCGTACGGGTTGTAATAAACATACGAGCAACCTGCCTCTTAACACCAACGACTGAATCAGACTTGATATCAGCAAGGAGAGCTGGATTGAAAGGTCTTACAGCCAAGAGGCTTTCCGTAAGCTCTTTCTCATAGGCATCTACTCTCTCATTACACAATTCCCCTATGTCCCTGTTAACAACTCTTGCTCGAATAGCATTTAATCCCTCCCTTTGCACAGACATTTCTGGCGTCTTGGACCTAAGGAGCGGGAGACTGTAAGGGTCATCCAACAAGGATGCTAACTCGGGCTGCTTCCAAAACCACCTCCCCTCATGGAGGACTGACAATAGTCTCCTGGCACGCCTGTTGGTACGTGACAAGAGAGCCAACGAGGCGTACGACTTAGACAAGGGATCCCCTCCACCCTTGTAGAGAAGAGCAGTGATAGGCAGGATTGTCAACCCACCTAGGTCACTAGGAGTAATCAAAAGGTCCTTGACCAGATCAGGAACCAGGGCCATCCTAGATTCCTTACCTAAATGAAGCACCTCCAGAACATCCTCTGCTCTCAGGGACAATAGGTACCAAGCACAATGGAAGGACCAAATTCTGTATGCTGCTAAAGGATTCTTCATCTTCTCAGAGGCCGCTATACATTGACTGCTTATAGCCCCGACACTGTTGTTGATAGACGGGAAGTCTGATGCACTATGAGGGAATATCCGACTTAGGGCTTTAAGTGACGTGTAATACTCCACCCCCCTGATATACACATCTTTGCTGTATGTCACAGTAGTGGTGGAGAGAATGCATTCTTCCTTCTTGGTGGAGTGTCCTACTCGACGGCATTCTTGATCTACCTCCTCGACAATGGCCCGAGCAGTAGTCTTGATATAGGAGTTTCTATCTTCCTGCCCCGTACAATCTAACAGGGCTACAAAAATCTGATTGTCGGCTTGACCTATAAGATGGTAACTAATAGGGAACTTTTGCATTGCTAAATCGATAATAGCGTAAGTCACAGCTGTCCATTCCTTTTGAGCGATACCTTCTACCCCTGCGAGATGGTCCGTCCACAGGAGATCAGAAGAGTGTGATGACAAGTCAAAATCAGGAGATTGGGCAGCTTCGATGTACTCGGGCTCATTATCTGCAACTCTGACTAGCACAGCACACTTGGTGAAGAAGTGATGAATAACCTGGAAGATGTTGTCCTCTCCATGCATGTCACCCATATCGCGGGCAATCGGGTCAACCAGTGGGGCCTGGAAATTGTTGTTCCAGCTTTCTATGTCAAACTCTCCGTAAAGCCGGGCAAGATCAACATTATCGGGATCCCAAGTCACCTCATGGAATCTCTCAACTATTTCCTGCTTGGATAGAGTCATAGTTTGAGGAGGGAGGTAAGGGAAAATGTTGTCAGCTATGTTTGCCTCGGTAGCAGTAAAAAACACTCTCATCTCAAAAACCATCATGGCAAACATGCGGGGTTCTAATTTGAATTCTCTCTCTTTTGGATATAAGGAGACCACAAACCATTCAAAAGGCAAAGATCCTGTTCTGACCCTATCAATGATTGATCTCACTGATATTTCCGGAATGGATAGCATCTCAATGAGAAGCCGTTTGTTGCTTCTGGGGATCTTGCCTCGCCTCCAGGTGTAGGATATCTGATCTCTATAATAAGAGATGGCTTTATCATCCATGAGGTCAGTGAAGTTTGGATAGTATTCAAAGTCATGATGCTTTCTGAACCTCACCTCCTCCCAATCATCTAGCGGATAAGACCCTTGATTGATTCGGGTCTCTTGGAGAGTGTACAATTGGTATAACCTTGTTCCTCTTCTATGCTTGGGGAAATCAAGAGGAGGCCATCGAGACTTCTTCCGAACATATCCTTCTACATACATCCTACAGAAATTGTTGCGAACTCTAGAACAGTCAGCGGCTGAATAAATCTTCTGCTTGCAGGCAATCTTCCTCACTTTTCTTCCCCCATTTGAAGGGTCGACACAGGGATGACCTGATAGTTTGAGCAGCCCAAACAGTTCCACAGACTCCTTCAGAGGTCGACTAGAAGATAATATGTCTACAAGTTCCCATGTGAGAGGGGTCTTCTCTCCCCCTAGTGAGATCTCTTTCTCCCTAACTACCTCGATCATTAGATCATGTGATCCACCAGACCCGAAGACAGGATCATTCAGGTAGACAAGGTTTGTCTTTGCAAGTGATTCTATGTTTTTGAGAAGCTCATAGCCTGAGTTCCCGTAAACCTCGAGGCACCTAAAGCACCAGTCTAGACATCTTCCCACATCTGTAATCAATATGCTCCCTGGATATAAGACCTGGCAGGCTACAGCCACATTGAATCTGCCCCAAAGCATATCCTTCCACATGAGAATTTGTTCATACGAACACATGTAGGCAATCTTCCCCTTGTGGTATACGAGGAGAGAGGTGAACTCGTCTCCGAGCAATTCCCAGTTCGATTCTCTATGCGATACAGTAGATGATCTACCACTCCCTTTTGCAGTTGAAAGTGCATCTACGTAGCCCTTGAAGAAAGGAAGTATTTTCAGTGCTTTAAGCCCCCACTCAGGGAAGGAGGCTAAGTCAATAGGATTACCCATATCCACTCCCACCATCCCGTACACACCTAAGGCCTTGGACATCTCTGTGGAAAGCCAGTCTGATAGATCAGTCGCATCTTTGATTGTATACCTGATACCACAGTCTGGTAGTATATCGTATAGAGCGGGGTACATTCCCGGGTCAAGAATATCCAGTTCGTAATCCTTTGTCTTGGAAGCCCATTGTCTAAACTTCCCCAAAGACCTTCTTGGGACCTTTATCTTAGGCGATTCCAACCAACAACTGTAGGCAGAGAAGTCCCGAGCTCTCCCTCCAATCAGGATAGGAGAGTCTAAGAAAGTATTGATGAAGCTGGGAGCAGGCATTGTTATCGTTGTTTGTACGATTCGGGTTTGACCTGAGTAGTTTTGTTAAATCATTTGTTGGTCGACAGGAAGATTGGATCTGGTTAGAGACTTAAAAAGAACGGAATATCTTAGTTAAAGAGTGTTGGTTAGTTGAAGGATCACAAGGCCAGTAATGACTGTGAAGAGAGTAAGTGAGACGGGCCGAGACTTCAGTGCAGAGTGTTCCAGTTACTGATCACAGTCAGCTCGTCCTCATCTCTGACCCTAACCTGACCCTGGAGGGTCACCATCTCATCCAGACGGAGATTCGCAGTTCCCACAGCCTCTGACTCCTCTACCCTCGCTTGATAATCTTCTAAGATCATCTCTCTAGCTCGGAGGAGAGTCCTCATGATATAGTCCTCAGCTTCACTACAACCGCCCCCAGCTTTCTGATGAAGCTGAGGGGGTCTCGACTTGGATTTGTCTGAGTCAGTAATCTCTCCCTTTGTGCTCAAGACCATAGCCATCCTGAGATTCCTGCACTCCTTGAGGATGCTGCGTAATATCTCGGTCCTTTCCTTGATATCATCGTACATGGCATTGAAGCTGGCTTGAGCCTCCTCGCTTGAGGCTTGCAGAGCAGAGATTAGAGCCCTGCTCTGGGTCATTCTACTTTGCACCATGGTTGCTGGATTCTTCATCTGGGCTTGAGCCAGAGCATTATTCTCTGAAACCCACCTCTCGGCGCGGGCGTTAGACGAAGAACCTCGGATACTTAAAGGCATCGTGGTTGGATGTGTTCAGCGTGGTGAATAATCAGTTCTATTGATGGTCGAGTTTTCTTAAATGCCCAAAAGAATGATGCACAACTCAGTCACACAGGAATCGCCCCTTACTTAGAACAGATCTTTGTCTGGCAGTGGCTTTGATCCAGGGGCCATCAGCTGTTTCTGACGACGGAGTTGGGGTGATGCTGGGGAGATTGCGGTTGTTTCTCTGTGGTTTGCCTTTATGGAAGTTTTGAAGGCCAAGGCTCCACCAGACAATTTTTTAGCTCTCTCGACCATAGTCTGTCTGCTAGTAGCAGCATCCGGAAGTACCAGAGGAGACAGTGTTACTATGTTATTAACAACCCCATTGACAGAGGACTCCAGCGCAGAACTCTCCTGTTGAAGGTCACAGGAATATTTAGCTAGGACCTCTACATTATGAACAAGAGAATCGAAGATGAGCCCATAGTCTTCTGGATCGTTCCAACAAGATCCCTCCTTGAAAGTCCCTACCTCAACGCTCAACACTTCCGACGGCTCATTCAGAATAGTCAGAACGACTTCAGTGGATTTTCCGAGAGCAGCTATAGCTGCCACCAGGTCCTCAGCTACTCCCTTCCAATCATTAGCTGCTTGTTGATAGCTCAGAAGTTTCTCTTCTGCCTGCCTAAGTTGGGCCTGATAGCTTTTGGCAGACATTTCAAATGACTGTGATCTCCAAGTGAATATCAACTTTGTAGTCAGAGAGAGTTTTCTTAAATTAACAAAAACAGTAAGGACCGACGATAGTATAGGAGAGGAGAACAATAAGTCGGCAAGCACCGCACAGGGGTGCTGCTCGATCAGGCAGCAATGTCTTCATCTTCGTGCTCCTCCTCAGGGATCTGGTAGAACTCTTCTTCATCCTCCTCATCAGAGCCTTGCTCGCCACCAGTTATGCCAATCTTGGACTTGAGGGAGGCCTCTTGAGCTCTGAGAGTTAAGGTTCGGACGTGACCGCGCCTTTCTCTCTCTGTCATGAAAGCTTCAACAATCGGGCTGAAGGCATCAGTGCTATAGAAGTTCACGATGTCAGGAGATGTCTCTTGTGAAGCAGCAACAGCGCAGGATATAAGGACCTCCATCTCCTTCCTGGGGAAAATCTCTGCTTTGTCACCATAGATCAATTTGACATAAGGTTGGATATGAATCGGGTAGCCTGCCGCTGCTACAACGCTCTCATCGAACTTAGCTATTGCTGAGCGCAGTGCCGGTACCTCTCTCGCCCAAGGAAAAGCCCCTAGGAAGCCGTGTACAATCTTGGCATGCTGCATTCCACTAAACCTAAGAAGGTGCATAGTCGTGTAGATCAGGTCCTGTACCTCATCAGTGGTGTCAGCAGCAAACTCAGCAAAAGTGGGGAAGATGACACCTCTGAGGGCAGCGAGCTCTTGCCAGGCACTGTTGAGCTCATTGTGGGATTTGTCTGACATTCTCAGATTTCCTGTTAGGAGCTGAGGCTCTTGCTCCATGTGTGCCTTTCTGATGAGAGCATCAGGGCGGTTGCGAGTCAGAGCTGAGTGATCCTCACTATCTATCCTTTTCCCTGCAATGAAGAGCAGAACGGAGTAGTGACTAGCTATGACTTTAGCTGCAGCCTCCTCAGGTAGGAATCTTGTCTTCATGAGGGAAGATCCCATAGGGAGCCCGGGTCCCAAGGAGAGCTTGTTAAAAGCGACTTCTGCCTCATGAAGTTCCTCCTGGTCATACTCTTCTGGCATTGCCTCTAACCCATTAAAAGCACCTAACACAGCTGTGACAGTCTCAGGAGGGATAGCAATGGGTGCATAGATCTCCCTCGGGAAGGCTTTCTCAAGGGATGGGAACAGCATTGCTGTGTAAGCTAGAATGTATACCTTCCATGAAGCAACTGTCCCAGTCAGTGATGTTCCAAGAGACGCCATTGCGGATAGATACCTGAGCCTATCTTCGGTAGGGATGGATGTTGGGAGCACAGGGACAGGAATGGCAGAAGAGATAGCAGACTTGACCAGTCTTTTCCCCTTGACTCCTCCATGGGCAATTTTTGGGGCAAAGAACTTGCTGTAGGTAGAAGGCATTGTGACCGTTTAACTGTATGGCAGATGCTGTATTGTTGGCTGCGGTGACTCAATATTATATCATTGATGGTCAGGTTTTCTTAAATTAACATATCGCCAAAGAAATGAGCCAAGCACATTGGTATCTTATCATCCACGAAGCTCCATCCCAAGACATATCCCGATGCCTCAATTATCTCAGTTCAGTACTTGGCTCGGCGTCGTCGATGTTGACCAGCCACCATTGAATCTGTGCCTCCTTCAATTGTCGGCTTCGGGGCTTGCTCGAAGCCAGGGCGGTTAAGGATTGAGGATGAGCCTGCTGTCGAGGAGCTGAAGGGGGTGTTTGTGAGAGAGTTTGACCCACCCAGTCGCAATTCGGCTTGTGGCCCTCTTTTGTTGGCCTCGACTTGGACCTTAAGGCCGTCACACTCTTTCTGGAGATTGGTGTGTTTTGTCAAGAGGATCCCATAGGATTTCTCCATGTTCTCCAGGCGTTCTGCGAGACTGTTGATTATATCTTCGTGGTCTTGGATCATTTCCTGCATACGAGAGGAGACCTCTGACATCCTATCTATCTGGTCAGATGTTACAGGATCAGCCAAGGTGGGCTCCGGCAAGTCCGCCTCATCAACTTCTTGGAAGACAGAAGCAAGCTTCCTCGGTGGGAACACTTGTCGTGAAGGCCTCACCCGGCCTCTACTCACACCTCGGGCAGATCGCTGAGTTGAAGAGTGGCCGCTTGCCCCAACCTTGGGGCCAGCAGGGATCGGAGTCTGTCGGCTTGATTCTACCTCTGTGGCTGCGTGGGATTGCGGCGATATCTGCTTGCCCTTCTTCTTGCTGGAAGGGGGAATCCCCCTAGTGTTACTCGGGAGCAATGCCGCAGCGGCATTGAAATCAATCTCAGGCAATGCACTTGCGATACTCTCAATCTTCTCCGAAACTTCCGGGGGGGGCAGCATGCCCGCATTGGCAGCCTGTTTGTCGGTCATTATAGCAACGATGCCAAGGGACAACTTGGGAGGTACTTCTTCGGGGTCTCAAGAAAATTCAATTGTGGTCGGTTTTAAG